CCCGATAATTGTTCTGGATAAGACTGTTGGACTCGATATTGATCGCATATCCATCGTCACCTACGAGGTAGACCTCGCCCTCGGCATCCACCACCTGAACACCAGTCAGCGTGACTGCGTTCTCCTGCAAATCGGAAGTATGCCGATCTGCCATGGTGATAACCGTGTCGGTAGGTTCATACCATTTCAAGATGAGATGTCCGTTCCAGTCCATGTACCCACAAGTGCCCGTGATCTCAGCGATCCAGGACAGATACTGACGGTAGGTCAAATCCTCGTCCGGGGGCAGTTCCTCAATCACATAGTGGGCGTTGGGGTACAAAGCAATATTGGTGTCGCATACCACATTGCAGATGTCGCAGATACGCCCAAGGAGCGTGTCAACGGTCATCGGGAAAGAAAGTAAACTGTTGTCCACCTTTTTATCGAACAGAACCATTCTGTCCAAGGCACTCAGCGAAATGCTCCGCAGCATACGGGGCGTTTCGTCTACGGTGAAATAACCCAGCGGGAGGAAGTGAAAGTCAGCCTTTTCCCAAGACTTCGCATCCCACTTCTTAACTCCCAGCCGGACATTCAGTTCCGCTCCCTCGAAAATCACATCGTCATACTTGCCATCGCTATTGTCCAGCGTCAGCACCAGTTCGGATGCGATCACAGAGCCAATCTCGATCCGGGATCCCGACACGCAATACCGATTGATAGAGATGCCGCCGGAAGGAATATTAGCTTCTGTGATCTCAAGGGACTGCTCCGTACCTTCCAGAGAGATGGACACCACTTGGCGATAAGGAGCCTTGAAAAGGTCGAGTGCCGTAGAGGAAAGCGGATATGCCATAGTTACGCACCCGACCTTTCAATGATATTGAAGGACACATTCTGCCACACGCCCATCCTGGAGTTATACAGAGGTGCGGAACGGTTGCCGACATAGAACTGGGAAGTCATGAACTTACCCTCCTTGGCATCCAGATAACAGACCTCGATATACTCCGGGTCGAACGCTTTCAGCAGCTCGGACACTTCAGCCGTGGTGATGTTCTGCCACGACAGTTCGATACCGATGACTTGACCGATACGCTTTTTATGCATCATCGTGTCTTCGGTTCGTCCTGCGTCCGCAGCAGAAACATCCTCCAGCTTGTAGAGGTACGAGGAGGGACACTTAATGTACTTTCCATCGACAGACCTTATAGGGTTTTTCTCATCGTAAAGAGCCATCAGTCATCCCTCCTTTAGTACCCGACAGGAACGACAGTTCTGCCATCCCGTCTGTTTTTACGCTCAAAGCCACCGATGACATCCGTTGTTCCCACAACTGCGGTCACATTGGTATCCTTTTCAAGCAGCTTTCTCAGCAGACCGTTCTGCTCCCGGAGCAGAGCATTTTGCTCCGAGTTGGCTTCGTAGACACCCTGAGATACGGATGCTACAATCTGATCGTTGTTGACAACGGCAGACTTGTTGCCGATAGTACCGACCAACTCTGGACCCGCTTCTCGTGCTACGAACATCTGACCCGCATCCACCATGCCGCCGGAAGCCAGTAAAGGAATCTGCGGTACGCTGATCGTCTTCAGACCACTAAAGGGCTTGATACCAACGATCTCGATACCCTTGATCCAACGCAGAGCGGTGTTGATGCCGTTGAACGGAACAGCGACCACCTTGTTCAGACCCGAAATGATGCCGTTCACGACAACCTTAAATGCCGAAACGATGCCATCTTTGATGTCCACAAAAATCTCGCCAGCAATCGAGAATACCTTGACAATACCTTGCCATGCTTTCTCGAATGTATCCTTGAAAAACGAAGCTACGGTGCTGAAGACCTGCTTCACGCCAGCCCAGGCGGCTTTGGCTTTTTCGAGGAATCCGTTCCACAAGCCGGAGAAGAAATTTCCGACAGGCTGGATGATGTTCGTGTTGATCCACGAGCCGATGGTGGAGAATACGGACTTGATCCCGTTCCAGGCATCAATCGCCCAGGTCTTGATCCCCGTCCACATATCCGAGAAGAATCGGCTCACGGGCTGGATGATGTTGGTGTCGAACCATGTGCTAACAATCGCCCAGACAGCCTTTATGACCTCCCAGCAACCGCTGGCGATTACGCCGATATTGTAGAAAATATCGGAAAGTGTCTGATAAATGCTGCTGAAAAGTTCGGTAAACCACTCGATTGCAGGAGAGAAGAAATCTACGATTGCTTCCCAACATTCGGATGCAAGGTTGGAAATTCCAGTCCACATATCGGTGAAAAATCCGACCACAGGCTGAATCACCGTAGTGTCGAACCACTCCGCACACACGCTCCAGATGTCGCAGATACTCTGCCAGAGATCGGAGAAGAACTGACCAACGACAGAGAAGACATTCATGAACCATGTGGACACCGCATCCCAGTTCTGCACGAGAAGGATAATACCATCCGTAATCAGACCGACCGCCAAGCCGATCAAAGCACCGATACCAGCACCAATGGGGCCGCCACAAGCACCGATGATCGCACCGATACCAGCACCCGCCGCCGTAGCACCCGCACCGATCAGTACGGAACTCAGCCAGTCAATGCCATTCACGATTGCATCATAGATACCCGTGATGTACATCGGGATACCAGCGATGATACCGCCGATACCAGCACCGATAGCAGCTCCGGCTGCACCAGCAGATGCCAAGCCGAGGTTCGATGCTGCCGTACCCAATGCAGTAGCAACCTTACTGTCAGCGAAAGCCGTGGTGATCCACTTGGCTATCGTGGAGCCGAGGATGGCTGTACCGCCCGTACCGAGCAGACCGCCACCGAGGATCTCACCGAAATTGAACCCATCCAAACCGTTATGAATGGCATCCTTGATTCCAGAGAACTCCAAGGTGAAGCCCACAAGGGTGAGCGTCAAACCGATTGCGATTGCGTAGGACGGACTTGCCAACAGGGCTTTCAGAGCGGCGATGCCATCCAAAAATCCCTTTGTCAGCTTCCATGCTGCGATACCGATGCCGATCAAACCGACTGCACTCAGAATGCGACCGAAGCGAGTGTCAAGCAGCTCTGCCCAGGAATCAATGTCCTCGGTCAAACCGAGCCACTCCTTCATCTCCTGCACAATCTGACCCACACGGCTTTCTGCGAGATCGCCCAGGAAGTCGTACTCGGGCAGCTCGAAATCGAAGCCACCACCGCCACCACCGCCTACGCCACCCGCTCCACCGCCGGAACTGTTGTCGGTCATGAGGTTCAGTTCATCGATACCCAACAGGGTTTTCTTCAGTTCCTTCGCACTACCCGTTGCTTCATCGATTGCATCGGACGCATCCTCTGCACCGCCGGACACTTCGGTCAAGCCGGAGTAATCCACTTCGGGTAAAGAGAAGCCGAACAGATTTGCAATGGTATTTGCGAGGAATCGAATCACCTGTGCGGCTGCGATTGCGTAAGGCAGGATCGCATTCAGCGCAGGAATGAAAATGTTACCCAAAGCACGAGCCGCCTGAGTAGCCTGTGCCTGTAAGACACGAAGCTGGTTCGCAGGAGCGTTTAGCGTTCTCGCCATATCGCCCTGGGCAGTTGTGACCTGAGTCATAATTGCGTAGTAACGCAGTTCAGCCTTTTCAGCCTGGGTCATGCTTGCCACAGCCTTATCGATACCAAGGCTCAATGCAATCGCTTCCAGACGAGCCTGAGAAAGGTCATAGCCCAGTCTACGGAGCGGTTCCAATTCGCCGGAGATACCCGACTGCAACTTCTGCATCGCATCTTCATAACTGATGTTGAAGAACGAAGACAGGTCATAACCCAACTGGGTAAGGTTCTTGCTCAAAGTGTAGGCACGGTCACCCGCCACACCAAAGCCTGTTGCCAAAGTCATAAACACGCCCTGGTTACGCATCCAGACGCTGGGGTCGATGCCCATGATGTCACCGACTTGCTCTGCGTATTCCTGGGCTTCTGCCGCATAACCCTTCATACTTGCATTGAACAAGTTGAGGTTTTCGACATAGGTGTTAGACTCATTGATCCACGATGCAATGACCTTACCGACCCTCTTGAGAGCGGTGTACGCCACGGCGATCTTCGCCGCAAGGTTCACATACGATGTGGATGCTTTATTGTTGGATGCAGGAATTTTCCCGGTAGAATTCAGCACCTTCTGAATTTTTGCGGGGAACGAGGAGAATCCGTTCGCCACCTTCTGCATCTCATCAGCCAAAGGCTTCATTGCATCCGCAACCTCTTTGATCTTCTTAGCGAAAGAAGTCAGATCGATGCTGTTCAGCGTATTGAACGCTTCGGGCAGCTTCTTGATTTGATTCAAAGAGGAAGACAGATTTGCTTTCGCCATATCAGCCAGGGGCTTGAGAGCATTCACCAGTTCCTGAATTTTCGTGCTGACACCGCCCATGTCCATTGCGGTCAAGGGCTGGATTGCCGCAGGAAGTTTCTGCAACTGGCTAATAGACGATCCCAAATTCGCCTGTCCCACCGTAGCAAGGGGAGCCAATGCCGAAGCCAAATTATTGATCGGAGCGAAATCCACACCGTTCAAAGATTTGGTGGCTGTACCGATGTTCGTGAGCTGCGTTGCGATGGTAGAAGACAGCTTCACATTGTTCGCACCCGCCAGAGCCTGTAGTCCCTTCGCCAAAGCATTCAGATTGGATACCCCGTTGGAATTGATACCAGCGAGAGCCGTGTTCATCTTGGTCAACTGGTTCGTGACTGCGGTCAATCCACAGCCGCCCTTCACAGCAGTCTTCAATCTACCGAGAGTGTTAATAAGTGCATCCAAACCGTTTTCTGCACTCTGAGAACTGGACAGAATTTCAAGTTCCAGAGATTCAACAGTAGTAGACATAGCACTCACTTCCTCTCATTATGCTTTTTCAAAGCGAGTATTGAACTTCTCCATGAATGCTTCCATATAGGACTTACCAGCCTTGGCATTCTTCTCTGCCCGTTTCTCCTCTGCCTTTTCCTTCTGCTTGGCATCCAGAGCGTAAGGATTGTCAGGGT